CGGGATGTTCAGGAATGTACGTCTGCAAGATCGAATAACCGTTGCATGGCACTACCTTGAAAGGAGTGACGGAGAACTTGACAATGTCATTCTCTTCATTCCTAACTTGCAGTGTAAGGGTTTTCATGTTTACCATGTCTCTGCTTGTGGCCGCTTCTGACTTCGTGCGCACGGGTGTCGCCTGTTGAATGGAGGTAGCAGTTTGGGCAGTGGTTGGACCACTAGCTTTTGTTGTTTTCTCTTTCGAAACAGGTTTTTCCCGAGGGGTACTTTCGGTTTTCACGACTTTCTTCTCTCTCTTGGGTACCACTGGAACGGTAGCCTTTCTCTTCGGTGTATTCTTTTCTTCTCTCTCCGTAGACGCCTCAGCACTGACTCGCTGGCAAACCGTTGTTTCGTTTCCATTATCGTCAACCTCCACGCATGTTTGCATGAAAGATACGGTTTTTGTTTCACCATGGTTCTTCGACTTGTCGGTCCCGGTGCCTTTCGCTTTGGATTCCCTAAACGCTTTTACTGCAGCATGGATTGCTGGTTCTTTGCGCTTTTCCAAACACGCTTGTGCGACTGAATCCGTGGGGGCGTTCGTCATTGTGCCAATGTTGGCATTGGTTACTAACCCTTTTGTCATGGTCTCGCGTGAAGTTCCTCCAAGTGTTTGCGTCCAAGAGTTAAACGTAGGTCCAGGTGTAGCTTGCACACCCTTCTCCGGGTTACCTTTGAAGAACTGGAGAGTAAGAGTTGAAATTCCTACACTCCTTGTTTTGGCGGCACCTTCAGCGCTTGCGCGGGATGGGGACAAGGCCAATGAGGCTTGTCGCAAGTCCATGGTTTTTGACAACGGAGTTTGATGATCGAGGGTGAGAACATCGCAACCTACAGAGTAGAGCGGTGTTGTTTCAGTGCCTGCGAGTGTAACTCCAGGGTCCAGAGGAAGACGGACACTGGCAATCTTTGGTTTCTTGGGCTGTTCTCGTTCGCGTCGGGCAACTGCGTGCAACAACT